AATAATACTCATGGGTAAGTCTAGTCTCGCCCCATCTGATTGTGCACAGCAGATAGCCTGCGGTCTTATCTGGCATCTTTTTAGTCATCCAGAACATCTTTTATCACCTCTCTTAATTTATATTTGCAACTTTTCTTTTTTGCTTACGATGTTGTGACCGTGTTTTCGATCCAGCCAAGCAAATAGTTATTCTGGATACTGGAGCAGCTATTTGTCACTTCACTCAACTTCTTCAAAGTGCGCTTTTTCTGTTCTGTCAAAAAACGGTATGTTGTTGTCTTAGACTTTTCCTTCTTATCTGTCATCACGCCTGCACCTCCTTTCTACATGTTTCCATTCTTTCGATGTAGCTAATCATGTCAGCAAAGCTTTCTGCTCTGTACAAGACTGCTCTGTTTGTGTCAGCAAGTAGTGTGTATGCACTATCGAACTGAAATATGTAATACTTATGTGTTCCCTCGTAGTACATGCAATCTTTAAGTACTACAAACTTGTTGATATCAAGCATTGTTTGTTCCTTTCTTTCTTATGTAACTTCTGCTATCATTTCTGCCTTCATCTTGGCGAACTTGTTGATAAAATGGATTTGCCCTTTACCAGTTACAAGTGTTGTTCTTGTGATTCTGACGCTTCCGTCCGGATTCACAACGGTACGCTCCTTAACTTCAAAGAGTTTCTGTTCCATCGCCTTCTGTGTCGGCATATTTTTACTGCCGCCACTTTTAATCAGATAGTCATTTTGACGCATCCACTCAAAGAGTCTGTTTTGCCCGATCTCGTGGCCATTCTGGCAAATCAGTTTTGCCATGTCTCCAATTAGGATCGAGGTCCTGCTAGACTCCACTGCATCTGCAAAGATTTCTTTAGGCTTCATGCGCTCTGTGTCTGCAATTAGTACCTTGTTATCTGCCTTGAGCTTATCGATCTCGTTATTGGCAATCTTTAAGGCTCGTGCCATCACCTGTTCTGGTGTATTCCATGCCTTTTCGAGATCAATGAAGTACTGGCGGTACTGCTTGCCCTTGTCGGTACGCTGAATCATACAAATTTGCTTCGCCATGTCGATGGAGATTTGATAGTCAGTTGCATTTTGACCTCCATTGGAACCGCTACCCAAATTTGGGTAGCACTTTTTGAAATCTCTTTCTGGCTCAAAACCATATTCACACATACGTGGAAACCATGTAGAAAACTTTGTATTGATACCCAATCCCTCATGCAGTTCTCTTGCCGATACAGTCGGCTGCTCTGACTCGTAGTTAATTCTCAAGAGTTCCATGTTTCGACTCCTTTCTGTTTAGTTTTCAATGTGCTTTTTGTTGTTTCTGAGAACAGTATACGTCTTTAACATTACATTGTCAAGACTTTTTTTGTTGTTTTTGTTATATTTTTTGTTGTTTTACAGACTTTTTTATTTGACTTCTTTATTGTTATGTGGTACAATGCAAAGTGAAAGGAGGCGAAAAATGCAATGAAAACAAGATTTAAATTATTAAGGCAGGAGCTTGGAATG